GCATAAGGCGATTAAAGCAGTTAATCAACTTAGAATGATTGAAGACTCTCTTGTTATCTACCGTTTATCAAGAGCACCAGAAAGAAGAATTTTCTATATTGATGTAGGTAATCTTCCAAAAATTAAGGCAGAGCAATACCTCAGAGACGTAATGATGAGGTATAGAAACAAGTTAGTATATAATGCTGACACTGGTGAGATTAAAGATGATAAGAAATACATGTCTATGTTGGAAGATTTTTGGCTTCCTAGAAGAGAAGGTGGTAGAGGAACTGAGATTACTACACTACCAGGTGGACAAAATTTAGGAGAAATCACTGATATTAAGTATTTCCAAGAGAAACTTTTTAAAGCACTTAATGTTCCTGTTACTAGAATAGGTGGAGATGGTGGATTTAATTTAGGTAGATCATCAGAAATTCTAAGAGATGAAGTTAAATTCAGTAAGTTTGTTGGTAGATTAAGAAAGAGATTCTCTAATCTATTCAATGATATTCTTAAAACTCAATTACTTCTTAAGAATGTAATTACCCCAGAAGACTGGGATATTATGAGTGAGCATATTCAGTATGACTTCCTCTATGATAACCATTTTGCAGAACTTAAAGATTCTGAATTAATGGCAGAAAGATTAACTATGGTAGCATCTGCTGAACCATATGTTGGTAGATACTTCTCACAAGATTATCTAAGACGTAAGATCCTTCGTCAAACTGATGAGGAAATTATTGAACAGGATAAGTTGATGAAGAAAGAAATTGAGGATGGGGTAGTACCTGATCCAGCAATGATGATGATGGACCCAACCCAAGTAGAAGGTGAAACTTCAATTGGTGGTGAAATGGGACAGGGTGTAATGGACCCTGAAATAGAAGATAAAACCAAAACTAAGGTAGAAATGCCTAAGGGTGGTGAAATCTAATAAATAAACTATAAGGATTTAAAAACAATGGATGAATTAATGGATATGATTACCAAAGACGAAAGTCCTTCTGGAATCAGTGACGCTATTAAAGATGCTCTTTTTGCAAAGTCAGCAGACAAAATAGGTGCTCATAAAGATACTGTAGCAAATTCTCTTTTTGGAACTCCTGAAGATGAGGAGCAATTACAAAAAGATGTAGAAGGTTATGCAGACACTATTGCAGGAACAGATAGAGAAGAACCAGAAATAGAGTCTGAACCAGAGGATGAAGAATAATTATAAATAAATAAAATGATTACTAAGAAATAGAATGGCCATAGCACTTGTTGGGATTGGGACTACTATTCATGCTACGACGACAGCTACTGCTCAATGTGCTGCCTTTACTCCCAAATCTAGATATTTAAGATTAACTGCCACTGGCACTGATATTAATGTAGCAATAGGAACTAATCCTCAGGTGGGGGCTGGTGATTTAATAATTCCTGAAGGAACTAGTGAAACATTATCTATAAGTAATGCTTCAGGTAGAGTAACTGGAATTACAACTGGTAATCCAACATTAATTGATTTTGCACAAGGGACTCAATCTCCTTTTGGAGTTGGTGATTACGTAACTTTGACAGAAGGTAATTCTTATTGGACTACCAATCTAGATGATGTACGTGTAAGCCAAGTATACACTGGTTCTGGTTCTGGTGGTTATTATAGTTCTAGAATTGCAGTAGAATTTAATTCTGGTGCATCAGGAGCTCCTGTTAATTTTGAACCTAATGGGGGACTTCTTAGAGCATCATTAAAAGTTGGTGCTAAAGCTCATAGAAGTGGCATTGGAACCATGCACATTCAACAAGTTCAAGTCTCTGGAGACGCATAATGAAACTAATTAGAGAAGAAATCGAAACAGTTGAATTTATCGTCGAAAACAGAGGCGGTAAGAAACAACTTTACATTGAAGGAGTTTTTCTTCAAGGAAACATAAAGAACAGAAATGGTCGTATGTATCCAATGGAAACTCTGAGGAGAGAAGTTGGACGTTACAATGAGAACCATGTTCAATCAGGAAGAGCACTTGGAGAACTGGGACATCCAGAAGGTCCAACTGTTAATCTTGATAGAGTGTCCCACAAGATAGTATCACTTAAAGAAAGTGGTTCTAATTTTGTAGGAAAAGCAAAAATCCTTTCTACCCCTATGGGTAAAATTGCATCTTCATTAATAAGTGAAGGTGTAAAGTTAGGTGTTTCTTCAAGAGGTATTGGTTCACTGAAGCAAACTCGCGAAGGAATTAATGTTGTTGGTGAAGACTTTATGTTAGCAACAGCAGCAGATATAGTAGCTGATCCTTCAGCACCAGATGCATTTGTTTCTGGAATTATGGAAGGAAAAGACTGGGTATGGGATGGAGGTGTTCTTCGTGAGAAGTATGCTGAAAAAACATACAAAACGATCAATACTCTGGTTGATCAGAAAAAATTAGATGAGCATAAACTTAATTTATTTAACGACTTCTTATCAAAGTTATAAGTTATCTAAATAAATATAGTTTAATCGGATAATCAGAGGGTTTACAAATGTCTCGTGGAGATTTACAAGAAATGGAAGTAGGCACTAAGCAATCCAAAGGACCTGTTAATGCTAATGCAAAGCCAGGTGACCCAATGGAGAAGTTGAAAAATCCAGGTGATGGATTGTCAACTAGTTACGAAGATTTAGGTGGTCCTACACCAGAAAATTACAAACCAGATAATGATTCTGCGAAAATAAAAGAACCTCGGATTAAAACTGTGAGAGATGTAGTTAACAAAGGTGCAAAACCTGCTGAACCTATGAAAGGATTATCTGCTGCAGAAGCGTTAAAATCAGGTGATGAAGTAGAACTAGAAGATAGTCAAGAAATAGTATCAGAAACAGAAGTAACTACAGAAGATACAGTAGAAGAAGAAACAATAGAAATTGACATTGAAGCAGATGTCAATGCTCTTTTAGGTGGTGAAGAACTATCAGAAGAGTTTAGAGAAAAAGCAAAGACAGTTTTTGAAGCTGCTTTGCAGTCTAAGGTCAATCAGTTGGCTGAAGACATGCAAGCTAAGTATGATGAGCAGCTTGCAGAAGAGGTAGAGTCAACTAAGTCTGAATTAGCAGAAAGAGTTGATGCCTATCTTGAGTATGTCTCAGAAGAGTGGTTCGTTGAAAACGAACTGGCTATTGAGCATGGACTCAAAACAGAATTGACTGAATCATTCCTTGGTGGAATGAAGAATCTTTTTGAAGAACATTATGTACAAATCCCTGACGATAAATATGATGTGCTAGAAAGCATGGTAGAAAAACTAGATGACATGGAGACCAAGCTCAACGAGCAAATAGAGAAGAATGTTTCATTAAACAGTAGACTTGCTGAGTCTGTTGCTGATGGAATTTTGGATCAAGTTTCTGATGGCCTTGCTGCTACTCAGAAAGAGAAGCTCGCCTCACTTTCCGAAAGTGTAGAGTTTGAAAGTGAAAGTCAATATCGTGAAAAGTTGGAGACATTGAAGGAATCTTATTTCCCAGGCAATACTCCAAAGGCAACAGGAGAAACAATTTCTGAGACAGTAGATGTTAGCCAGGGCGATGTTTCTGGTTCAATGGCTGGATATCTCAAGACATTGCAAGCTGTTGCTAAGAAATGACTTTAGTATTTTAATCAAACACAACAAGAGGTAAACCGCAAATGTTCAGTGCTGAACATCTGCAGGAAAAGTGGGCTCCTTTGCTTGAAGCAGAGGGTGTTGACAAAATTACAGATCCACATCGTAGAGCTGTAACCGCTGTCCTGTTAGAAAACCAAGAAAAATTTTTAAGAGACGAGCAATCATTCCAGTCAGGGTCAACCCTAACTGAAACCCCTACAAACCATGCTAACGCAGCTGGTGCATCAGGTGGTTTTGGTGGTAGTGCCGCTGCTGCTGGTCCACAGGCTGGTTTCGACCCCGTTCTAATCTCATTGATTAGACGTTCAATGCCAAACTTGGTCGCATATGACCTTGCTGGTGTTCAACCAATGAATGGTCCTACTGGACTAATCTTCGCAATGCGTTCTCGCTACAAGACACAAAGTGGCACAGAAGCATTGTTCAACGAAGCAGATACAGCATTCTCTGGACAGAATGATGGATTTGATGTTGACACAGGTGATGTTAACACAACTGTTGGTTTAGGTACAACTGCACAGCAGGGATCTAATCCAGGACTTCTTAATCCAACTGCTGCTCAAGGAAACGCTACTGACTATAACGTTGGTCAGGGTATGCGTACTGACGA